AAACAAAGAGGAAATTTATGGCGGGCGGTAGACCACTAACCAAGATAGACTGGGAAGAATTCGACAAACTGTGTCACATCCAATGTCTTCAGTCTGAGATTGCCGAATGGTTTGGATGCACCGATGACACTATTCAGGCTGCGGTATTACGAGAAAAGGGGATGGGTTTTTCGGAATATTACGAGCAAAAAAGAGGTCAGGGAAAGATATCTTTAAGAAGACTTCAATGGCAGACCATGCAAAAGGGAAACGTCACAATGCTGATCTGGCTAGGGAAGCAATACCTAAATCAAAGCGACAAAACTGAATTCGATTTCAAAAAAGCAACCAAAGAGCAATTAACCGCAGCATTACTGGAGAAAGATGCAACACTTGGTGACTCAGGAGCAAGTGGAAACAGTGATCCGAAACCTAAAAGCAAGAGCCAAGGGGTTTAACTACGAATCAATATGCTTTCCCGCTCAACTAGATTTAATTAAAGACCCATCCAAACTCAAAGCAGCATTCTGCACTCGCAGAGCAGCTAAGAGTTATACAGGTGGCATCTATCTAGTTAAGGAATGCCTGGAGAATCCCGGTTGTAACTGCTTATTCTTAGGTCTTACAAGACAGACCTCCATGGGCATCATCTGGAAGGACATTTTAAAAGATCTGAATAAAAGATACGGGCTAAATATATCGTTTAATGAATCGTCGTTAATGGCAACATTTCCCAACGGCTCGGTAATCTACGTAACCGGAGTAGATGCAGATGGCGATGAGATGAATAAGCTGCTGGGAAAGAAGTATCGACTTGTAGTGCTAGATGAGGCATCCATGTTCTCAATAGACCAGCGCCAATTGGTTTATGGGATTTTAAAACCAGCCATGGCTGACTGGCGTGGAACTATTTGCATGACTGGGACCGCGGCTAATGAAACCCAGACACTATTCTATGACGTTACCAAGACAGACGGAGCAAGGGAGCCAGGTTGGTCGGTACATGAATGGAACGCTTTGGATAATCCGTATGTAGCGGTACAATGGAAAGAAGAACTAGAAGAAATCAGTAAAATCAGACCTGAGTTTAAAGAGACTCCGCTATTCAAACAGTGGTATCTCAACCAGTGGGTTATCGACGATGAGGCCCTGGTTTACAAATACAATGCTAACCGTAACAGGGCCAGTGGTCTTCCCTACGATTTATCTGATTGGCACTATGTTCTCGGTATTGATTTGGCTCACTCTCCAGATAGCACTGCGTTTACTGTCAATTGCTACCATCCTGCGGATAAATCCATGTACGTTGTCTTGGCAGAGAAATATCAGAAGATGGATTTTACTGATGTGGCCCTAAAGATTAAAGAGTTTGAAAAGAAATATTCGTTTGATGCAAAGATTTGCGATGGTGCAAATAAGCAAGGCATCGCCGAGATGAATAATCGGCATATGAGCGGGCTGATAGTTACCGAAAAGATGGGCAAGGTTGAATACATCAACATGTTCAACGGCGATTTGATTCAAGGCAGGATTAAGGCACTCCCTTCTTGCGAGGAACTAATCAAAGAGTGGAAGTCTCTGGTATGGAAAACAGAGGCCGGAAAGGTTGTACTGCCGCGCAAAGAACACGATGGAATACACAACGATTTGGCCGACAGTTGTCTTTATGCGTGGCGCCATTGTTACAATTTCTTATGGCATCCAATGGAGAAGAAACCGTTGTGGGGTACTCTTGAGCAATGGCAGCCCGGGCATATTGAGAAGTTGACAGAACAAGTCAGGCGAGAACAAAATCCAAATGATTTAGAAGTTTCATGGAACGAGGTATGGGAGGAAGATGATGACCCTGGCAAAGCTTTTGCCCCTTCTGAAATCTAATGATGTGGTAAAATTTATTGGGATGGGATTAGAAATCCATTTCGATAGGACGGCTAAGATGACGGTAGCCACTTCTGGATATGTGCAACCCATGAATATTGTAGCTCCACCAATCGTTCCCGGTATCAAGACAGAGAAGGTTGAAGATGTGGTTGTAACTGATAGTTTAGAAACCGAGATGGAATCTGATAAGATATTGTTTTGGTCTTCCCCTGGTGAGCAACAGGATGTGCCGCTAGTTGGTGAGACTCCAGTAAAAGAAGAAAAATAAGATAATTAGCCTACGAGTTGAAACATGGGCGCATTAATGAGGTTACTCGAATGGCTACTGAGACTATTCGCCCTAGTTTTGATCAATTTCATCCGAAAGGAAAAGATGACAAAACGATTAAGCCTCAACCCGTTGTATGTCCAGTTAGATGGTGGCTCGCAAGCGATGACGAATTGCCTGGATTTGTCATGTCTCAAGTGGCGGCCATTATCCAAGCAGACCGTGGCAGAATCGACTCTTACAACACTTATGCAAAACTTTACGGAACTTTTACGCCTACGTTCTGGAACGGATACCAGCTCGCCAATAGCGGTCGTCCTGCCGCACCGGTTAGAGACAGGCTCACGTACAACATTTCACAGAGTTGTGTTGATACCCTACAAAGCATCGTAACAATCAATCGCCCCAAGGCGATGTTTCTAACTTCTGGTGGTGACAGTAAACTACAACGCAGAGCAAAGAAGCTAGACGCATTTTGCAGTGGAATCGCATATGAAAACAAACTGTATAAAGTCGCTGCGACAGCTTTCAGGGATTCTGCAGTATTTGGGGAAGGAATTGTCCACTGTTTTGCTCAAGACGGAAGAATTAAATTTGAACGAGTGTTGCCATACGAAATCCTGGTTGATTATCTCGAAAGTCATTACGGACCTGAATCGACATACACAATTCATCGAATCAAGAATTTCGACAGGACATTGCTCGCCGAGATGTACCCTGAGAAAGCAGAAGAAATCGCTAGAATGACCAATACCGGAACGTTTATCACAGCCGCTCAGCGGAGCGTTTCTGATACCGTTACTGTAGTTGAGTCTTGGCGGTTACCAGTAGGTAGCGAGGATGGGATGCATTCCATCGTTACCGCTAACGCTGTGTTAGAGAGAGATAAGTACGAAGAGAATTTCTTCCCGTTTGCAGTTCAGAGATACTGCCCTCGCTTATATGGTTGGTACTCCCAGGGAATGGTTGAGCAGTTGGTTCCAGTGCAGGTTGAGATTAACCGCACGCTTATATCAATTCAGAGATCTTTATACATGGGAGGAACCCACAAGATTTTTGTGAAGAACGGATCAAAGGTCATAAAAAGCCATTTTGACAACCTAGTAGGAACCATTCTGGAGTACGCTGGAGATACCGCTCCTCAATACGTAGTGCCTCAATTAGTTCAGCCCGAAATCTACGAGCATCTTGAGAACATGAAATCCTCTGGGTACCAGTTGACTGGCATATCTCAAATGGCTGCTGGCTCAATGAAGAGTCCTGGTGTGGATTCTGGTCGGGCGATGAGGACAGAGCAGAATATTTATTCACAGCGATTCACTCCTATCACTCAAGGGTATGCCGATTTCTTTGTGGACATGTCAAGGCTAACGGTATCGGTAGCCAGAAAGATATACGCAGAGAAAAAGAAACTATCGGTTAAGGTTCCTGGGTCTAGGTTCATTAAGACAATCGATTGGAAAGACGTGAATCTAGATGACGATGATTTCATATTGCAGGTTTACCCAGTTTCAAAGCTTCCTACCGATCCCGAGGGTAGGCTAGCCACAATACAAGAGATGATGCAGGCAGGCCTAATAGATCCGCAAGCGGGCAGACGGCTGTTGGACTTCCCAGACCTTGAAGCGGAAGAGTCGTTAGGTAACGCTTCCAGTGATTACCTGCATAAGATTCTAGATAAGATTGTGGAAGACGAGGACTTTACTCCACCAGAACCGTTTGATGATCTTACTAAGGCTCAGCAGTTAGCCATGGAATACTACGCTCAAGGGAAACTAAACAACCTAGAAGATTCTAAGCTAGAGCTGCTTAGAAAGTTTATGAAGCAGGTACAGATTTTACAAACGCCACCAGCTCCACCAATGCAGGGATTGCAGCCGGGAGGGCCTCCACAGGCCGTTCCAATGCCACCACCTCAGTCGAACATGATCCCAAACGTACAGGTCGGAGCGGGTCAATAATCCATTAAAAGGAGAAATATGGAACAAGCAGTCATTGAAGCACCAGTCACGCAACCCACAGCAGAAACCGCACCAACACCAGAATCAAAGGCATCAGAAGATAGGGTGTCATCTAAGCTTCAAATGCTTATCCGAAGAGAGAAGCAAGCTAGGGTGTTAGAGCAATCAGCCAAGAGCAAAGAAGAACTGATTACCGCCAAAGAGGCAGCTCTAACGGCTAGAGAGGCAAAGCTGATAGAGTTTGAGAACCTGAAAGAAACCAATCCAAAGAAGGCTTTGGAGCTCTTAGGGTTATCGTACCAAGACCTGACTCAGGTAGAATTAGCAGATGGTCAGATACCAGCGGAAGTTAAGATCAGGAAGCTTGAAGAGAAGATTGCAAAGTACGGAGAGACTCTAGAGGAAAGGGATAGATTATCAGCACAAGACGCGAAGAGGCAGAAAGAGCAATTAGAATTGCAAGCGGTAGCTGATTATAAATCAGAGATTTCAGATCATATCAAAGCGAACCCAGATCGTTACGAGTTCTTAAGCTTTGAGCTTGGGGATAAGGTAGCAGAAGAGGTTTACGAAATAGTAGACCAGCACTATAACAAAACCCTTCAAGAATCCATGGATAACGGTGACGAAAAGCCAGTTGGGAAGATCATGGGAGTCGAAGAGGCATCTAATCTTCTGGAACTAACTCTAGACAAGAAGTATGATAAACTTATAAACTTAAAAAAGTTTCAAACAAAGCTGAAACCTGTTCCGCCTAAAGTAGAGGTTAGACAGGAACCAATACGTCATAAGCCGCAGACACTAACGAACAATATGCAAGGGCGATCAATGCCAACCGCTCACGTCTTAACCGACGAGGAGCGAGTACAAAAGGCAATTGCCTACGCAAAGGGATTAAGACCCTAGAGCAGAATAGTTTCCTTGGCCTAAAGTTGAACGGCTAAAAAATAGATAACAAAACATTAACGGCTCTTTGAGCCAAGGAGACTACAATGAGTAACATGGTCGCCTCATGGGTTGGACAGTATAACGAGGGCGCAGGCACAGCCGCCAACGCTCCGTTTACTGCCAATACCTCGGGCCAATTAGGGATGCAGGAGATTTCCGGCATTCTGAAACAGATATATGACGGCCAAAAGTTGGCCATCCTCTACTACAAGAACAACCCGCTTCTTAGCATGTTGAGGAAAAAGGAAGACTTTTATGGGGAGACTTATCCTCTGCCCACGATTGTCGAAGCTCCTACTGGTATTGCCAACCTTTTCCCGAATGCTCAGCTGCCTAACCAGCTGATCAATTCTGGAACTGGGACTGGTGGTAACCAGGGTCCTGCTAAATTCGTTAAGTTCGTGCTGACTCGCGCATCGGTCTATGGTGTCCACATCATTGATCGTCAGGCGATGTTGTCCGCATCGAACAACGTTGGCGCCTTTGTCAATGGACAGATGGCGACAATGGACGCGATGATTCAGGGCACGTCTAACCTTATCGCTCAGCAGCTATATCGCTCTGGGTCAGGTTCGATTGGCGTAATAAGCACAATTGGTTCTGTTGGCGCTGGAGTCATTCAGCTCACCAACCCAACTGACGCTCGTTACTTCACGGTTGGACAGGTGGTTCTCGCCGCTTCTGCCGATCCGATCCAAGGCGCCACGGTAACGCAGCGAACTGGGTACGGGTATGTGGTTGCGATTAACCGAGGTCAGGGACAAATCACTGTGGGTAATGCCGCAGCTGCCGCGCCCACGACTCCTACCACTCCTCCACAGTGGGTTCCGGGTGACTATCTAGCCATCAATGGCACATCGCCGTTGAATGGTCCGATTCTTAGCTCTAACAACATGCCAGTCGCGTTGACTGGCTTGCAGGCTTGGATCGGTAACTCCCAGAATATCACGTCAACAGACGTATTTTTTGGTGTGAACAGATACGCCGATACATGGAGATTGGGAGGCGGTTACTACGATGGTAGCCAGAATGGTCAATCCGTAGAGGAAGCCCTCTATGATGCCAGCACTCAGCTATTCATGGAAGGCGGATATCCTTCGCATTGCTTCGTAGGCCCGAACGCCTATTCCGCACTGCAGAAGTCAATGGCAGCTCGTAACATCTTTGAGACCGAAATCGATGGTCCCAAGAATGAAGCGGGAGAGGCCCTCTTGTACTTCAAGGGGATCCAATTGCAAGGAGCAGGCAGTAACTTCACGGTTATTGCTGATAGAAACTGTCCCCCATACTCGGCATTTTTAATGTCGTTAGAAGACTGGGGTCTATATTCCTTAAAGCAAATGCCTCATGTGGTTGATGACGACGGGAATTCTTTCCTTCGCCGAAATGATAGTGACGCGTTTGAATTCCGTCTTGCGGGATATGGACAGGTCGGCTGCTCAGGCCCTGGTCATAGCTCGTTTGTAAAATTAGCAGTTTAATCAAACTGTAGTCCTGGGCATGACTTAAAAAGGCCCACTTCAAACCATGGGGGCATCGTTTGTAGGAATAACCGCCCCATGGGTTAGAGTCCCAAAATAGGAGATTAAAATGAACAGACTGGTTAGACCGATAATGTTTGCGTTTGAACCGGATGTGGTTAAGGCGTTTGCTAAAGTGTCATTTGGGGCAAGTGGTACGCCGACACTAGACACAACGAATTCAAAAGGGCTTTGCAATGTGACTAGGAACAGCACTGGTAATTTCACTTTTACCTTTGGTTCTCAGTTCACGCCGTTTAAGCGCCTTGATACGTATGTGAAGCTTTTGGGATTGAGTCATAGCTTCGATGAGAGTGTTACGGGATCGGCTCCTGCCGCGCCCAGCATGTGTTTGACTGCTAATAACGTGTCAAATTCATCCCTCGCATCAGTTACTCTTCAATTCAATTCTGGCGGATCCGCAACTGATCCCGCGAGCGGTGAGATTTGCCGTTTGGCATTCGATCTGTGTAGATCTACTGCGATCTAAGATGGGTTTAAAATGATTATGATGGGCGATAAAAAGAGTCCTCAGATGGTGATTCACGGTTCTAGCTCGGATAACATCGGAGTTAGGGGCGAGGAAGGCCAGGACGATTTGCATGTCGTTTGTCAGGAATTAATCGAAGCCGTTCATTCTAAGAGCGCTGCCGAATTGGCATCGTGTCTTAGGGCGGCTTTCGAATTTCTTGGCGCAGAACTCCCCGAACAGGAGGGGTAATGGCTAACGGCACTGTTTCCCTTGGATGGCTTCGACTCCAGGCGCAGCAACGCGCAGATATGGAGAATAACCCAGCCATATCAACTCCTGAATGGAACGGATACCTATCGAATAGCTACAAAGAGCTGTACGATATGCTCGTTGCGGCATACGGAAACGATTACTACATGGCGATGCCATATCAGTTCTCTCTTACAGGCGCTCAGTTCTATAATCTACCCGATGGTAGCCCTACCTATCTAGACACCAACGGTAACACGCTGCCCGCGTTCTATAAGGCGCTTGGTGTTGACCTTCAGTACTCTGGAAGCCCTACCGGTTGGGTATCTTTAAGGAGATTTGAGTTTATAGAGAGAAACAAATACGCATATCCAAACACCACTATTAATATCAATGGGTACACCAATCTAA